GAGTTGTCGATGGCTGTGTTTCCTTGTCCTGAAGGCTGATGGGGTATAATATAAACAGCTCCATCTGGCATGACCAAAGGGGTATACATAACATCCCTATATATATTGCACAAACGGCATAGATTCTCAAAGGTCCGTTCAGCAGGCGTGTACATTTCAAATCTGAACCGTATAATAATAACAAACAGTAAATTTCTAAACCGTGAGTCAAAGCCTCCAATGTCTGCAAAAAACTGATGAGCTCTGCTTGACAACTGGCGACCCATTATATCATATGATCCATAGTACATATTCATTCCAACCGCTACTGGCGTTTTATGGAATCGTCCTGCTTTAATTAGCTTCTGATTGAGATCTAGGCACATTTGTTGAGAGGCTATGAAATGTTCTGTTGGGGCACACTGAAACAATCGCGTTTTATTAGCAGCGATTTTTTCTAAAGGTTTTAATTCATCCTTTAGATGTGCACCCCAAAGTGTAATATTGGCACCTGGAGTTTTACATGACTCCCAGTAATTATTATATACATTTCTCCCGTCTGGAGAACTCCAATAGTCGGCTTTAGTTTTTTCAAAAAACCTAGCAAGAGGGCCAGGTGATGTATCAAAACTGCAATCCCTAAGGACCTGCGCAATACCAACAACACTAGAGTTTCCACACGTCGGGGAAAAGCATTTGTGAAGCCACAATTCAGCGGTTTTCCACTTATCATCATACATGGGTTCTTTTAAGTCACAACAATATTTAGCGACAGCTTTCTGGAAAGCTTCTTTATTCATAGCACTATGATACCAAAGGTATTCTGGAACAATCTTACTCTCATCTGGATTGGAGAAAAGGTAAGAGCGAAAAAAAGGATCTTCAAACTTTGACTGTTTGATGGGCTGAAATCGTTTAAGAGTGAAGAGTAGTTCAGGTTTTACTTCACATAACTGGACATATTCACTCTCCTGAACACTGTTCTTGTAGAGACTATTATGATCTAAATAGTTCCACAAGAGCTCAGTAGCTGGACTTACGTCCAGCAGAGAGTAAATTAGTTTAAAGAGGACCGACCAAACGAGGCCTCAATGTCTCGAAAGGTCAAATACAAACAAGCGTTTGTAGTTCTCTCATCAATAGATCCAAGATGCATAGCAAAAACTTTACCATCAGGGGCAAAGATAGGAGCACCAGACACTCCTTTAGCACTACTATGTAAATGCTCTCCCCATGGTCGAGCAAATGTGGTAGAGCCCGGGGAAATCTTCATTTCAAACGATTTCAAATTAACGGGATCAGGAAAAAGTCCAACCAAAGAAGTTTGGTTGACATTCTGCTCAATATGTTTGCATGGCAAACTCTTAAATGGAAGAGCAGACGGTTTTTCAAAAAAAGAAATATCCCTTTCACGATCAGAGGACCTAAGAACCAACTTAGTATGGTTCTTTCCATTAGAAACATAGAGTAGTTCACCTGCATGGGCAGCAGTACATATGACATTGCCGATACAAAAACCGGTTGCAATCAAATTGCCTGCTATATCCAGTAATGGAACCACTCCCTTAGTAAAAACGCTAAGAGAAATGGGCTTAGAGCCAGTTATGGTTGCTTCAGGCTTAATAGCATTAGCAACCTTAACAGCTTTCTGTTCTTTTTTATAAAGCTTGTCACGTTCACGTTTATCTCTATTGCGTTTCTTCTTCTCTTCTGGAGTCAACACCTTCTTCAAAGGGACAGGGACATCTTTCGATTTACTTCCTTCCTGATCTATTCTGGACTTAATAGCAGTAAAAAAACGAGCTTTACTGTCAAATTCTTTTTCTTTCTCAACGAGCTGAGCCAGAACATTAGGAGGAGTTTGCTCAGGATTTTTCATAAAATAATTAATAACATGCGCACTCAACCCATCTTTAGTATAATCTGAACTTGTACTTTCACGATAATACTTACTATAATACGCATCCACCATTTCACTAGTGACTTCATCGCGAATTTCAATTGGATTAAAAAATCTAATTGTTTTAGTCTCGCAATTATGTATAGTAATGGTCTCGGGCATTGATTGGGCTTTAGGAACCTCAGCTTTAGGAACATTAGCAACTTGACTAGATTGCATTAAAGCTTCGCTATCATAGTTGTTGTTATTATTGCTTCGGTTTCTAGCATTATTTTTAACGTCCTCAGAAACATCGGGCTCATCCATAAAATCTGCCCAATTAGCAAACTGTCCTGCCGCAGCAACACGTTTTTCTGCAGCAATCCACTCGTCATAAATTTCAGCTTCACTCTTCTTAGAATATTTCTGCCTGGCATAAGATTCGCGCTCAGCTTTAGCCTGAGAACTGGCCAAATTTCGCTCAGTAAATTCTTTTTCAAAATCTTCCTCAAGCATCCACAAACGATTTTGATAATCATCTTCAACGCCCCATTCATAACGGGCACTAAAATCACGATGATCATAATTATCATAATCATTCTGGTCACGTTCTAAGAAGTCAG